CAGCCGGTAGCTATTTTATATGGGGCAACCTCACCGGCGTCGCGGTTAACTACGACGAGGTGAACAACCAGCCGCCGGACGGTCAATATTCCTATGTGTTCGATGCGACGGTTAATCACGAAGATCTCTATACGTTCGGCGCGCTCAGCGTGACGCCGTTGTCGGTCTATGCAGTCGTGGTCAAGGGGTACATCCAGCGCTCCGACGCGGGCGCGAAGACTGTCAGCCTGCGCACCAAATCAGGCGCATCCGACAGCGGCGGCAGCCTCACTGGGCAGACGCCGGCCGCGACCTACGGATGGCTGACTAGCGTGTTTGAGACCGATCCTGGCACTGGGGCGGCTTGGACCGGGCCAAACCTCAACGCCGCGACGAGCGGCGTCAAGGTCGATAGCTGATGACCGATATTCGCACCGGCGGTCTGGTGCGCGAGGCGCTCTACACCACCGTGGGCGAGGGCAGGATCGGCGGGTTGGTGCGCGAGGCGCTGATCTCGGGCGCCAGCACATCGACCCACCTGCGGCTCAGCGGGATGGCGCGCGAGACATTACTGCGGGAGAGCACGGCGCTGGTCGCGCCCCGGCAATACGCGGTCACGGTCAACACCGGCTAGGGACAAAGCATGACTATCGCGCCGTGGGCCGAGTGGCTGCCCGATCTATCGGATTTCAGGACCGCCGGCTCGCCGCTGATCAAGAACTGCGTGCCGATAACGGCGTCGAGTTATGGCCCGATGCCGACTGCTATTCCGCACAGTACCAACACCTTGGGCGAACGCTGCCAGGGTTCCTACACGATCAAGGCGGCGGATAATACGGTCTACCTGTTTGCCGGCGATCACGTGAAGCTCTACATGCTGCCGCCTAGCGCCACTGACTTTGTCGACGTTACCGGCGCCACCGGCCCCTACAATACGCCAAGCCCGGTCAGCGGCGGGCACTGGTCGATGACTTCTTATGGCGCACGCGTCATCGCCACCAACGGTGCTGACCCGCCGCAGACGATCCTTCTGCCGGTTGGCGCGACGCCGCAATTCGCCGATTTGTCGGCCGATGCGCCAGTCGCCAGATACGTCGCGGTGGTCAAAGACTTTCTGATGTTCGGCTGGACGATCGATCCGGTGGATGGGTCGCAGCCACAAAGGGTGTGGTGGAGCAGCATTAACTCGCCTGCTTCGTGGCCCACGCCGGGTTCGACGCCGGCCCTTCAGACCCAGAGCGACTTTCAGGATCTGCAACAGACAGATCTCGGGCAAATTACCGGCCTTGTTTCAGGTTTTGCTCCCGGCAGCGATGTCGTAATTTTCTGTGAGCGTGGCATCTGGACCGCTTCCTATACCAGCCTGCCGCTGATCTTCAATTTCAAGGTGGCGCAGGGCGCGGCCGGCAGCACGGCACCGCTCTCGATTGTGCAGAGCTTCGCTAAGGACAACACCGGGGCCATCCGGCCGGTGGTTTACTATCTGACCGAGCACGGTTTTGCGGCGTTTGACGGCAACACCAGCTTCCCGATCGGCGCCCAGAAATTCGACCGTGAGTTTTATAATCAGGTCGACGATGCCCACATCGCCAATGTTCAAGGTATCCGCGACCCGCGCACCCGCATCGTGATGTGGGGGTTCCCGACCCCCGGTTCCGAGGGGATGCTTACCAAGTTATTGGTCTACAACTGGGAGCTTGGTCGCGCCACAATCTCGGAATTGGAGCGCGTCGACCACTACATCGAGTGGTTGACCACCGGGGCTTACGGCGTTGTTCACGACCTCGATCACATCGACAGTTTTGGCGACCTCGACACCATCACGCCGTCGTTTGACGACCCGTTCTGGTCTGGCAACGCGGCGGCACGGGTCAGCTTTTTTCTGCCTGATCACCGGCTGAACATTGCCGGTGGTCCGCCGATGGCACCGACCCTGGATACCGGCGAGATCCAGCCAGTGGAGGGCAGGCGGGCCTGGGTGCAGAACACCCGGCCGTTACACGATGGCGGCGCGGCGACGATTGCGATCGGGCACCGCGAGCGTCAGACCGACCCCGTCACCTGGGAACCGGCAGTAGCGATCAACCAGATCGGCGAATGCCCGCAGCGGTGCACCGGGCGGTATCTCAGATTTCGTTTTCAGATGCCGGCGGGGCAGAACTTTACCACCCTCGACGGGATCGATGTGCAGTTGCGGCCAGAGGCGACCCGCAGATGAGGATGCCATCCTAGATGGCCGCCCATAGCCAAGGCACCCGCGCCATCCCGCCGGTGGCGCCGGACCAGCCGCTCTCAGGCTGGCCGCAGTGGCTCAGGGACATGGCGCAGTCGATCAATCTTGTCTCCGCCTGGGCCGGCACCAGCACACGCGACCAGTTCGCCACATTGCCGGTCGACGCCGGCAACGACGCGGCTGCCGCGACCGCCGGGGTGCCGGTCGGCGGTATTTACCGCAGTGGATCGGTCCTGATGGTGCGGGTGGTGTGACGGCGACCGTGCGTCTGCCGCCACTTGAGGAGATCGTCGATCACTGGCCGCAGGTCGAGGCGCACCTGCGGCGCGCGACTGATCGCAACGGTTGCTACGAGCCGTTCGACCTGCTGCGCCTGGCCTTCGCCGGACAAGTCGGGATCTGGTTGTGCGAGGGGCGCGCCGGTATCGACGCGGTCTGTGTCACCTGGGTCAAGGATTACCCCCGGCGGCGGGTGCTGGAGATCGTCGCCGCCGGTGGCGGCAACATGGAAAATTGGATTGAGACGCTGAAGACAACACTCGACCAGCACGCCCGAGACTGCAAGTGCAGTCATATCGCCAGCACCGCCCGCCGGGGTTGGCTCAGGGCTTGGGGAGCCGTTCCGACCGGGGACATCCAGATGGTGCGTGATCTAAAGGACGAGCTGCGATGAAGGGCTCCCAGCCTGCCGGCAACACGACGACGACGACGATCAACCCGACGCAACAGGCGCAACTGCCTTTTCTGCAGGATCTTTGGGGCCAGACTCAGGGGCTCGGGCAGACCAACCCGATGCAATACTACCCCAACGCGACACTGTCGCAGTGGGGTACGCCGGAAAAGACCACCGGCTATCAGAATATGTACAACAATGCCTACAACACCAACGCCAACCTGCCGATTGTTAACGCTGCCTATAACACTGCCGTTACCGGCGGATACGGTGCGGGCATCAATCCGGCCAACCCTTATTACCAGGACTATGCCAGCGGCGGCGGGCCGTCGCAGCAGATGCAACAAGGCCTTTACGGCCAGGGCTTGTCGCAAGGTGGGCAATATGCTCAACAGGTCGGGCAGTATAGTGCGCCCATACAGCAAATGGCCTATCAATTGGGCGCCAACAACAACCTCGGGCTGTCGCAACTGGGCAATACCGCCAGCGGTATGTACCTAAATTCGAACCCGTACATGGCGCAGATGGTTCAGTCGGCGATGGACCCGGTCACCCGGAACTACCAGACCGCAATTGCGCCGTCGACCGATGCGATGTTCTCCGGCGGCGGCCGGTACGGCTCTGGCGCGATGGCGGGCGCGGTATCGACTGGACAGCAAAACCTGGCGCGGGGCCTCAGTGATCTCAGCGGCAATTTGTACGGCCAGCAATATGCCCGAGAACGGCAAGCGCAGGATGCTGCGGCACAGAATTACGGCCAACTGTATAACGCCGGTCTTGCGCAAGGTATGCAGGGCCTGGGGAATGCCGCCAACATCCAGGGCGCCGCCGGCAACCAGTATTGGGCGGGGCAGCGAGCCGCCCAGGACGCCGCCAACCAATACGCCCAAGGCGGCCAGTTCGGCGCCGGGGGGCTCAACTCGATGTTCAACACCGGCAATCTGGCGGCGATGGAGGCCTTGCGGATGTACCCGCAACTGGCCGGGGCGCAGAATATCGGGGCGCAGCAACAGGTGGCGGCCGGTACCGGCCTCGCCGCGGTCGATCAGGCCAGGATCGCCGACGAAATGGCCCGGTTCTACGGCCAGCAGAAGGCGCCGTGGGATACCTTAACCAATATGTCCGGTCTGTTTGGTCAACCAACCGGTGGTTCGAGCAGTGTTAGCCAGCCGTATTTCCAGAACCAGGGCGCCAATCTCCTGTCCGGTCTGACCGGCGCCGCCAGTCTTGGCAACCAGTTTGGTCTTTTTGGTAGCGGCGGTTTGGGCGGATTGGGTGGTAGCGGGTTGGCTGGGATCGGTGCTGGCAATCTGACTGGCCCCGCCGCGATGGCCGGTTTTGATACGCTTGGCGGTACAATCGGCATGGGCGCATTGGGGGCTGATTTTGGCGGAGGCGGTGCTGCTATGGCTAGCTTCCTGCCATTTTTACTCTGATCCGGAGAGAACTGATGGCAGACATCAGCGCCTGGTCGCCGGTAGACGAGAGCAACACTGCGGCGCCGCCAAATGGCTGGCCGGAGAACATGCAGTGTTCCGGGATCAACAACTCCGCCCGCGCCATGATGGGGGCGATCCGGCGGAACTACGACAGCGTCACCGCTCAATTCGCGGCGCTGCCAAGCCAGTTTTTGCCTCTCGCGGGAGGAACTGTCTCCGGCAACCTGGCGGTCAGCGGTATCGTCACCGGGCAGCAGCTAACTTCGACCGGGAATATCAACGCAGCCGGCGCGATCCAAGCAACGGGGCAGGTCACCGGCAATTTCCTGGTCTCGACCGGCAACGCCCAAGTCAACGGTAACGTGATTGTCAGCGGCGCCACCTTTGCCGCCAGTTCGGGCGATCAGACCGTTATCTATGACCGCAGCGGCAACCCCAATATCACGATGTATAATGCTGCCGGGACAAACTACTACGACAACGGCCAGCATCAATTCCGTGGTCGGGCCGCCGGTACGACCTTTGCCTTGTTCAATGTCAGCGGCACCTTTAACCAGACAGGTTCGTGGTCAACCATCAGCGATGATCGGCTGAAACGCAATGTTGCATCGTACGATGCTGGCCTGGCCGAGTTGCGGCAGTTGGCTCCGGTGTCGTTTGAATACACTGAGGAAGCCGGTTGGGGCGGCGAAGCCAGGCGCAATTACGGTCTGATGGCGTCGCAGGTGGCGCAGGTGCTGCCGGAGATGGTTGGCGAGATCGAACTGATAAGCGGCACGGCACAAACCCTCACACCAATCCATCTGGTGTTTGTTCTCCTTAACACTTGCAAGGAGCTGGCAGCCAGGGTCGAGGCTTTGGAAGCAAAAGCGTAGCTCGATGAACATGCACGGCACGTTCGGCGGCCCGAGTATCAAGCCGCCAAAGCCGAAGCCGCCGCGGCCCACCAAGGGCGGTAAGGCCAAACCCACTCGGAAAGGAAAGTGATATGTCCGATTATGGCATGTTACGAGAACAGGTCCGCGTCGCTGCCGGCCGCATCTCGCCGCAATACGTCGACACCCCGGCGATTTATACGCTCTCGCCGCCGGCTGTCGTTGGCAGTGTCCTTAACTGCACGATGGGGAATTGGTTTGGTGTGCCGACATCGTATGCCTATCAATGGAAGCGCGGGGTGACCAATGTCGGCACCAACGTCAACACTTACACGGTGGTGGCTGGCGATGCCGCCAATAGCATCACCTGTGTGGTCAGTGCCACCAACGCAAACGGCACCACTGCCGCCCCGGCTAGTAACGCGATAGCGATACCGTGATCCCAGAGGAGAGAAAGCCATGTCAGATTTTGGCGCAGTCTACGATTACGCCCTGCAACTCGAAGCGGCAGTGCCGCCAGGCACGATGGCGGAATTGGAAGCGATCCGGCCCGCTTGCCTCGGGCTGACCAAGCGACAAAAGGAAGAGCAGGAGAAGCTCGCGGAAAAGCTCGCCGCCATGTCGCCGGAAGACCGGATCAAGGCCGAGGCCGAGATCGCAAAGAAGAAAGAAGAGAGCCGCGCCAAGGCGGAGGAAGCGGCGGCAAAGCGAGCGGCACAGGCCCAGCAACAAGCAGCCCCAGCTTCGCCCGCTGCTCACCCGGCAGCGCCGCACACCGAGCCGGCTCCCAAGAAGTAAGGGACACTACCTATGGGCATTCTCGACGGCCTGCTCGGCGGCGGCGGCTCCAGCCTAGACATCTACGGCGATCTGTTTACGCCGCAGCAAAAGGAGGCGCTGCGCAGTCAGCAGCTCACCAACACCTTGGCGAAGCTGAGCCAGGG